GGATCCCTCTGCATCTGTCTCCAGTATCCCATCCGCGAGCATCCATGTTATATGTTGGTGGACTGCACTACTGCTATGCAGCCCTACCTCATTCCCAATCTCACGGAGCGTAGGAGGGTATCCATGCTCCGTGGTGTAAGAGATAATTGCCTTTAGGATCTTATCTCTGATCTTTTTATTATGCTCTGTCATAGCCTGCCTCCTACGCAAACCGGAGCTGGCCGGTCTGCTATTCTTTTAACCTATACGCTCTGACTGGAAACGGCATCGTCTCGTCAAAATAGTACTCATTAACAAGACCTCTCTGGCTTTTTCCGTCGTAGTAAACCAGTCTACGCACGGTATTGTTCTCCACCATCACAATTTTCTCTACCATTATAACCTTGTACCATGCATGAGACACTGTACTCATATCCATGACAATCAGCTGATTTATCATCTGTGCAATCTCATCAAAGGTAAGTTGCTCGCCGACATTCTCTGCCTCTATCCAGTCTCCCGGCTTAAATTCATTTGTTGTTGGAGCAAGCAAATCCATAAGGCTCAACTGCCCCTCGCACTGGATCATGGCATTACCTCCGGCATAAAATCAGATAATCGCATTTGTGCCATTTCTGCATCTAATCTCTTTTTGGACAAACCATAATAATGCTTGTCCAGTTCAAAGCCAACATATGGATGGTTGGTTCTGTAGCAGGCTATCAAGCTGCTGGCACTGCCTACATGAGTGTCCAAGATAATGTCTCCTGGCTTTGCATAGCGGCTCAGAAGCCATTCATATAGTGCTACCGGCTTTTGTGTAGGGTGGATACGCTTTTCGTTCAACGACTTATTCCCCTGCTGAATAGTTCCTTCAGTAATGGACTTTCCCTGAAACATTCCACGCCACATATACCGGAATATGTCTATCCTTTTAGTCAGACTGCAGAATGCCACCTCTGCATCCGACTGGTCAGAACCATCATTGCATTTATCCCATACGATAAGACCGCCAGCCAAAGTAAAATCAAAGTAATTGCATCCCCATATAATCTGATTTTTGGATACCCGAAATAATTCCTCGAAGTATTCCCTAGAGGGGATCTCATTGTCCCACCCTCTGTTTTCGTACTGACCGTCCTTTACATATGTTTTTGTTCCATTTTTCTGTTTAACATATGTATTCCTATTTTTGCCACCATGCTCATGTAATCCATACGGTGGATCCACAATCGCAAGGTCAAAGTAAGCATCCGGGAACTCTTTCATCCCATCCATGCAATCCATGTTGTAATATCCAAAATCCATTACGGCTCCTTTCTCTTATTTCTGTGCTAAATAGCACATGATTCCACAATCCGGGAATATTTAATACTTAATGTTCATGTTTCCATGTTCGTTAATCCAATCAATAGCTTCACGATATGTAACCCCATTGTTTTCAATAACATCCAACAGTTTATACATTCCTGGATGAGTTTCCTTTAGCCGTTCAAAGCGTCCTTCTCCCGGCTTTTCAAGATGACACCCGAAACCACACAACACGCATCCGGTTCTATTGCATCCAGTAGTCTTAAGCGGTCTGTTTCCGGTTTCAAACAATCCATAATCAGCAGATAACTCCGACAAGTCCATTTGTCCCTCAACATTTCCTTCTGCTTCATAGTCGATTACAACATCACCATACACGGAACAAATAGGTATATTATAAAGTTTGATGTAAAGTAATACGTCTTGTTCCGTCCAGAATGACATAGGATTACTTGTCGGAATCCTAAGATTGAATCCATTGCAACCGTTCTGTAACCATTTTTGTGTACGCAATCTACTTTCACTTGCCATAGTTGCTGTTATAGGATTTCTTCCATTTTTTTTGTGATATTCATGTGCTGGGTTCTTTTTCATAACAGTACAACATCTATTGCTAACATCAAACGGTGCTTCAAGAAGAAATTTATACTTCTCTTGCGAAAACTGGCTTTTATCTTCGTTAGGGATATTCGCCTTTATCGGATTGTCCTTGTTTTTTGATAGCATTCCAAGCATTATTGCAAGTCTTCGATTGTTTCCGCCTTCCTTGTTTTTCATTTTCTTGTTTAGAAAATTCGCCAATTCCTCGCACTCTTCTATATTTTCTGTCGTACCCCCCCCTCGTAGGATTTTTTATAGCTACATTGTCTATTTGTTCCAAACAAGTGTGATACTTCGTACTGATATTTGTGTCTTTGCCCCTTCTAATTGCTTCCATGTGTGCCTTTTCTATAATGTCTGCATTAGAAGGGGAAAAAGGAAATTTACTGTATTTTCCTGTTCCAGTGACTTTTTCGTAATAGTACTTATACGGCTGTCTGTCTGTCTGTCTGTCTGTTTGTCAAGCATTCCGCTGTTTAATATACTTGTCAAGTACCTTTTAGCACCGTAAACACTTTCAGATACTTCTTTGCTAATTAAAGGGAAGCCATACTTTCTGCAAACTTCCATGAAAGACATTTTAGGTTTCACAATATCAACATTGTCAAAAGTTTTAACAAAATCTCTTAACTCTGTATACTGTGTTGGAACATCAACAAACATGGCTGGAACATTCGGATAATCTTCTCTAACAAGATGTAATAACACTGTGCTGTCCTTACCACCACTAAAGCTTACATATACCCCGTCCTCTCCATATTCTTCAATCCATTGCGTTATACGGTATTTTGTCATTCGTATTTTGGCAGACAACGGTAATGCTTGCATTTGATATAGGTCTGTCAATGTATGTTTATTTTCCATGCCGTTATCCCTTTCTTATTGTCGTTTCTGATTGTTCCTTGTACATCCTGCCTGCCATCTGCACCAGATAATGCTGTAAGGCTTCTGCAACGCTGACACGATGCTTTACGCAGTATCTGTCAACGTACCGCTTAAAGTCCTCATTCTGCTCGTACAAAGCGGTATAATCAAGTGTTCCCATCTGCATCACACTCCTTTAAGATTTCATCCAAACAGGCATTCCAGCCGTCCATAGTTCCACGGACATAATCTACTCCAAGATCATCCGCATCGGTCATTTCCGTTTCTTTCTCCGGCAGTTCCATGAGCGGACACGGACTATCTCTTCCATTAAGACTTTCGTCTATGGAATAATAATTATCTGTTATTGCACAATGATATAATCCTTCTAAATCACTGGTTGCAACTCTACAATCAGCACAACATTCCGGAATATCCATTACCAACACTGTTTTTGCCATATTCACACTCCTTCCGGCTTTTCGCACCGCTCAAATTCGATAACCCACACCCACGGATTCGCATCCCAGCCGTAACTGTCAAGATCGGATTTCTTGATGGTGGAATCCCATACATCGGGAAAACCAAGTGCTGTTGATGTATAATCGAAACATCCCTCTGCTTCTGCATCATCGTCTGTCATATCCTGCAACCGCTCTACTCTTACATCCGTAACTTTCAGCCAGATACGAGCTGCTTCTTTCGGCATGTGGATTGATGGGTGCCACCTTGCATCTCCATATATTTCATCTGTTGCCCGGTACATATAACAGCCACATCTTTTATTCAAGACGCTCTGTTGTGGTTCTCGGTAACAATTTCCATGTTCGTCTCCCTCACAACAACAACATTCAAAATGTTCCCATGTTTCTCGGACATACAGGATATCGCCTGGCTGATAGGGAGCTCTTCTTTCCGGCACCAACGGATAGCCACAGCTTGCACAGTATATGTTCTCTGCCAGTTTGTCATATATGTATTCTTTGTGCACATACTTGCAATGCGGACACTCTTCCCATTGCGGTTTTATAATTCTTCTTGTGCAGCTTTTTCTGCCGTCCAGAATTGCCCGTACCATCGGTGTATTGAATAAAATCGGTTTAATTTCCATCTACTCCACCTGCCTTTCTGAACATGCTTGTCGGTGCATGGTACCGTCTACCTTCGTATGTTATTATCATGGTCTGCTGTGCACATGTCGTTGGATAATACTGCTTTACAACTATTCCATAAACGCCTGTGCTACATACAACCTTATCTCCAATTTTGATATCATGCATCTGTGCCACCACCTTTCACAATTTCAATCAAATCATCCACCAAATCCTTGACCTCATACATCATCATAGTGTCGTAGGATTTTGACTGTTGCTCTGCTGTTTTATTTCCATACTTCGTACAGTCTTTAAGGAATGCTGTGCGTTCTTCCAACTGCTGCACAACTCTGTCCTGGGCGTAGGCGGTCGGCTGCTCATTCACTTCATCAATAATGCTATTAGTAACATCGTAGGCTTTCATATATCCGCAGATAGCTTCATTTGTCGCTCTTTCTTCTAGTACTTTAACCAATTCGCCTTCGTCAATCAGTCTTCCCATCGTTCGACCTCCTCTCAATACACTTTCTGCCCGCACCCACAATATCCCGGATAAGGCATTAGGTTATGACACTTTGGGCAGAAGTATTTTCCATCGATAATCTCTCTTGAAATCGCTGTCTGCTTCTCCACAGCTTCACGGCATTCCTCCACCGTGCCGATCTTGCGGTACTTCTGTACCTCTTCCAGTGCCTGGATTGCCATCTCGTAACCTTGGATTTCGTTTTTTCTCTCGTAATTCTGTGTACACATTTTGGCTAAATCAATAGATGTCTCAAGTTCTTTGATTGCTTCATTCTCCGTCATGGCTACTCTCCTTAACTCCATTTAAAATCCTCACAAGGTCTCATTCTCCGCTGATTCTTACCTCTTTTATTGCATATTCCCCAACCACCGTAATGACAATCTTCACAAGTAATCGGATATTGATTTAATTTTTCCTCAATACATTTCTTGCACTGGTAAGAATTTTGATTATACTCATACCGACAATTACGATTTTTGCGTTTGCATGTCGCCATATTACTCCTCCAACAGTTCCGGATTGTCAAATACATTCCCAATCACTGAACATTCATCACCTAAAACTTCATAGCTTTCAGCAGATAATCTGTTTGTCACTTGGAAGGAAATTGTTTCATCATCCCATACGACTTTACCGATGCAATCTGCTTCTGCCAGTCCGCTTTCTGTACTGTATGAATCCCAGTAAGCAACAATGTCATTCTCCCAAATCAGCTTGCCGTTCTTGTCCTTAAGTCCTGTACACTGGCAGATAGTGTTCGGGGCTATCTCGTAGAAATTTATACCAGTAACATTCCAATCATCACAAGCAGTTCCATTGTATTTTTCAATAACAATTCCGCCAATAAATACTCTTCCATTTTCAAATCCATCATCAAACAAGTAACCATGTACCCATTTTCCGTCATCTTTACGTTTTGCCTTGAATAGATATCTATCTTGCATCCTTCATTCCTCACTTTCTTTCTGTAACCATGCCAACGTACAATCTTTACAATCATGACTAAAATCGCATACCTTGTCACTTTTTAATAAATTCCGCAGTACACATAATAGCGCCATTGCCAACTCCTCGTCCGTCATGCTCCTAATCCGGTCTGCGTTGGTCATAGGTGCGTAATGCTCGCAGTCTCTTTCTATATCCTCATGCGGATTGTCATTTATATATGCACACCACTTAAATGATTCATCTCTACGGTCGTACATGGTATGCAGATGTTTGCAATTCTTACACTTCGCCATCTTCTTCCTCACTTTCCATTAAAAGCCATTCATTCATCTCGTAGGTTCCCGATATACTCTGGTCGTGATAACCGTATGTTTCTACTGTTACTAAAAAATCTGCTAGCTCCTCGTCCGTCATGCACCTGATCCGGTCTGCGTTGGTCATGGGTATGTAATCCTCGCAGTCTCTTTCTATATCCTCATGCGGACAGTCGTTGATTTTCTCGCACCATGAATACGCATCGAAACCATTATCCTTTGTTTCTAAATTCTTGCAATTATTACATTTCACCATCTTCTACCTACTTTTCTTGCAAAAATCTCTTGATGACATCAATATCTCTGTCCAGCACGCTTAAATGCTCTTTGTTCATTTTTTGATAGACAATCAAGGGATTCTGTCTTCCTGCCTTTTTCGCTCTTAATACTTCCCATATACCTTTGGGTTCTTCAATCGTCCATCCATCTTTGATAAGCCATTTGCGAAAAGCATCCAATTTGTTGCTATGCAGTGTGTTCCTATTTGCCATTCTCTTCCTCACTTTCCCGGTACGGCTCCGGCAGTGGCATCCAAGCAATAACTTCAAATGGAATTGTCTCTCCGTCTGCATTGTTCCATCCGTGACCGTCATATCCGACAAAATACGGAAGTATATTTTCAAAATCAGTTTGTGTTGACGGCTCATAGTCCATAACAGTTACCAAACATCCATATGCTTCTTCCGGCAGTCTCTCGCTTACTGGAATCCACACCGGCTGATTCTGCAAGTCGGTGATTGCCATTTGTAATGCATCCTCATAGCAATGATCTACTCCAGTTTGTCCGTACAGAGGACATTCTTCACAAACCTCTGAGTACCGTTCACTCTGAGCCTTTAAGCAGTAAATAGCTTTTTCTCTCTTCATTCCGAACCCTCCATTTCTTTCAGCTTGGCTTCGGCTTTTTTCTTGGATGACCAATATCTTCCATTTTTATCTATTTTTCTAATTTCATAGACTGTTAAATCATTAATACTTTTGCTCATTACGGTTGCGTATTTTGTACCTTTATCACAGATGAACCAGACCTCATTGCATGGTAACCGCAGGATCAATCCCTGTTCCTCGGCATCCTCATAGGCTGCCAGCTTCTCTATTGCGCAATATCCTCCATCGCAATTTGTATATTTATCATTCGGCTTTTCTCCAAAACACTGATAAAATGTTCTTAATCCGTTTTCAACGTGATTCTCCTTTACCAAAATTCCATCAGCAGTTCTTTCTGTCAGTCTCTCCATCATTGATCCTTTCCCATTCCTTCATGACTTCTCTTTCTCTTTTCCATTTGTCGATCCTGTACTTGATGTTATCTTTCACAATGTTTACCAAGATAATCATTCCAAAGATTATCCAGACAAAAACCAACAATGCGATCAATACCACTCCAACCATATCTGATAAAGTCACAATAAACTTCATTTTGCATACACTCCTTTCTCACGCTCTCAAAAACTGCTTCGGTATCGGCACTCCATTTCGGTCATAAAAAGTAAAATCTCTGTACGGGTAATGCCGGTTGTTCCCCGCCAACCGAAAGAATGTTGGCCGGCTTTCTGACACCTCCAACAGCCCATTCCCAATATTCGGGTAGCTGTCCTTATCATTCTTCACGGCATATATCTTCATGGTTCTTACTTCTTTCTGCATGTATCTTTGGTTTCTCCGCCATTGCTGGATAACTGCAGTCATACGGTTTTGCCCGTCCGATATTCCTTGACATTTCTCCCGGATGCTCTTCCATCTCCCGTAATTCATCATCACTGTGAAATCCTCTGCTCACGTTTCTTCTTCCACCTTTCTCTGTCGTGTATACGCCTTCTCTCACGGTATGCAGGGTCAAATGCACGCTTATATTTCCAGTGTGCATCCATCTCTGCCTTGTGCTCTTCCCGGAGCCTTATCGTGGCATCTTCATCAACAACAGCCTTATACCTATGCGTTTTTCGGCACCACGAACCCCTATGCAGGCATGTCCGAAATGTCTGTTCAGGGATCCCCAGGTAATCAGCCGCGGCTTTTGCCCCGAAGATATCCATCTCCACCGGTAATTCCAATTCGTCATTAGTCACTATCATGTAAGCTTTCATCGTTGCCCTCCGCATGGATCAGTGCCATGAATTTCTCGTATTGCTTCTGGGATATCTTATTCCCCCTCTTATCATCTCTTAGATCAATTTTAAGGTGCTTTTCTGCGATAGACCGTAATTCCCTCGCCAACATCCTTTTACCCTGCTCTATGCCGTCCCTATAACCCTTAGCGGGTCGGTATTCGTCGATCTGCTTCTTCCCTTCGCTCTGTCCGCCTGCTGTCTTGTTCCTGAGTTGGTAACCAGCCTGTGCATACTGCCGTATGTATTTCTGCTCCATTTCATCCAGCTTGTCCTCCGGGTAGTGAAGAAAGCCGACTTTCCAGCCTGTGATATTATCCGCGGTATACAGTCCATGATTTTTGATAGACAGATCTATGTGCTGATACCCAGATAAGTGCTGTGCCAGTCTTGTCAGCAGGTGCTTGGCCTGTCCGATGTATGCATACCGGATCCCGTCATCATCTGTCCGGGTCAAGAAATATATACCGCTGCCATCATCAACGTGAGGATTAATCTCCAGTATCCGCTTCTTGTTTTTGGCTTCAATGGCCATTGCCTTTCGATAATTTTGATTGCTCATCGTTCTCCCTTCAATTTGCCAACATAGCTTTTTCAAATTCTGACATGTCTCCGTAGTTCGATGTCATCATCCCTTTGTTGGCATCGTACTTCTTCTGCGCTGGTGTCTCTCTGCTTTGCCTACTGGATTTCTCCCAGGTCCTCACTGCTGCTTTCCAGTCCTTCATGTGGTTTTTTCCAACCATCCAACCTTTACATTCATAAAAGTCAACAAATTTTTGTGGATCCACTTTGTTATTACGTTCCAGACAATAAGCTTTTACTTCCTCAACAGTCGGTGGAACAAAGTGTTTTTTATATGCGCCAGCATATTCTTTTATATTCTCTTCTTTGCTCTTCTCTTCTCTACTCTGTGTATTTCCGGTGTCAGAAATTGCATTTCTTCCGGAAGAAATTGAATTTATTACCACATTTTTAGTATTTTCGGGTATAGAAATTAAAAGGTACTCTTTTTTCAGTTCTACGACTTCACGCTTGACTGTAGCTTTCAGGTATTGCTTCTGCACCCCGGAGGACGTAAGAATACCGTACTCTGTAAAAAGTCTCTCTGAAAAAATGTTCCTTCGGATACAGGCAGACACAATATCCTTAAGTAATTGTAAAGAGCCGTTACTTAAACCATTTTCTGACGCAAATAAAAGCTCCCGGTCTTGAGTCCATTCACAGTAATAACCATATCCCCCGTAGATTTCCTGGAGGAGTTTGACAAATACTGCAAAACCTTTCAGTCCATATTCTGCCTGTACCAATCTAACCTTTTCATCCATGTGGCAATCCAATTCAAAGTAGTCAAGTCCTACTTTGTTTTGTCTGCCAGCCAATCATTTCACCTTCTTTCTATCCTATTCCAAATTCTTTGAGTGACATCTGCCCGGTATCCTCTACCTTTGGTGTCAGACACTGCCTGATAGCCTTGCAACGCTTGCTGCAGCTACTTGTCCGCATCTGCTCACGGTACAAATAAGCCTTGGCCTTCTGACGGTCTCCCAAACTACCGTCCGGCCGGAAGTATCCGTTATCTATATTTATGATCAGAGTTTCACGGTACAGCAGAGCCTCTTCCATCAGCTTCCTGATCTTCCTATCGCTCATGTGTGTATCAGCCGATAGCTTTTCCCGTGATATTCTGTTCTCATACCCGAACGGGATATAATTCTCAATCAGAATAGTGATCACCTCCTGGGCGGAACTACCGTCCGCCCTGACACTAACAATAATGGCTTGTTTGTGAGACACCATTACTAACACAAACGGTTTCTTTCGCCCCGCAGGGCAGGTGTTGCAACCTTATAGGTAAGACCTTCCAAACTCTTTTATAAACTCTTCACGGGATCCGTAATGCTCCTCATAATACCGCTGACATTCCTGCTTCAGCCGTAGGTCAAGTCCCTGATTCGGTTTCATGTGCACGCTGTCCGGTCCGTATGTATGTAAGGTAGGATGCAGGGGTACAAGAAATCCTCTTTCTTCACTGGCTTTCTTTCGGCTGCCGTTAAACACATGGTGGATATGGACTACTCCCAAATGGGTAATATAGCAGGATCCCATATCATCCGTCAGAACACTCCAACACTTCTTCATGGCTTCCACGCTTTCATCATTTCTTCCAGTTCCGCAGGAGTAAGGGTTTCAATTCCAACTTCCTTACATTCGGATACCAGTCCATTGATAAGTTCGCTCATCTCCCTAGTGTCGTAATCGTGAGAGCCACGGTACATGACATATGTGCGATACATGGTTCCGTCCTTGCCCTCACGCACTTGTGATGTCGGACCGATATGGTAAGTCTCAGCTTCCAATGCTGTGTTCTCTGCCTTGTCCGTGTCTGGGAGTGTTAGAGTGACAAGCTTTCCCTCGATGTATTCCCTCTGTCCGTACTTCCGCAGGATCATGTTGTGCATCCGCCCTTTGGAGATATGCATTGCTTCTGCCAACTTTGTGATCAACTGCCAGTAATAGGCATTCGCATCCAGTGATCTCTTCTGACGGAATTTAACAGCGGTAATGGTCAGCTTCTCTGCATCCTTGATACCGTCAAACTGGCTGGTAACGGCATCGGCTGAGTCCGCCTGAAACGATATGTTATATTTGCCTGTCGTAAAATCCATTGTGATTCCAGCCACTTTCCCGGTAAATTCCATTATCAATCATCCCCATATTTCTCTCTCAACGTCTGCAGCATCATTCCCACTTCTGATCCCGTCAAGGTTTCTACGGTCTTGTTGTTACTCTTAGCCCAGTATGCAAGATTAACCTTATGTTTCTCACATAACTGTTTCAATACCGTCATACTGGCAGCGGAAGGCTGAGCATCATCTTGAGGGATTCCCATCTGGAAAGGTCTCGCTTCTTCTTTTAGCCACAAATCAAATCCAAGACCAGTATTGATAGCAACGCACTTTACAAAAGATCTGCACATGCTGTTCCATACCCTCTGCTGCGACATGGAATTATCTTTTACTGGATTTGTACCATTCATTACAGGAGACTGCATCTCAAATTCCATATCATCAATTACGACCCGTATTCTTGTCTCATAGCAACGATTAGTATTATTTTTGCTGTCTGAAAATACTGCTTCTGTCATACGTAGGCTTGTTCCTGTTTTTTCATCAGGAATCGGAGTCCACCGGACCACCTTTGCACCGTTCTCATGCAAAAGAGAAATGCATTTTGCCCAATTCAGATAAAGCATTCCATCTCGCTCTTCACAAAATGGTCTTACATCTATTTTTCTTAATTCATCCCAAGGTTTAAGTGCCACTATATTCTTCCTTTCTCCATGCTCCACCACTGAAGTACCATTCAACAAGCATGGTTCTAAATTCCTTCTGATCTTCCTCTGACCCATTTAAACACTGATCAAGTGCATATTTATAAGCTTCCTTCTCAGGAACAAAATCACCAGTACCAAATTTGTGGTAACCATGCTCTTTTACTACTTCAGGTTGTGATGGATAACAACTTTCCCATTCAGAATCCACAACCATGCGGTTCTCAATTCTTTCCGGCATCCTTATCACCGTCCTCTTTTTTTATTCCGAGGATTGCTTTAAGTCCATCGGATGCAAAGGCATCACCACTATTTAACATCTGCCTGGCAGATATAATAATCCGCAATGCCTGTATTCCACAGATAAAGTCATCGTAAGGAACAGCAATCAAAACTTCTTCCTTTTTTCCCATGTCAGTCCACCTCCGCACACTTCAGACCGTCATCGGTCACTACCAGTACTCCTGCTTCAATCAGCGCATTGATGGTACTCTCGCTTGCTCTCTCGATAGGTATAATCTGCTTTTTCATTTTTTCTTCTCTCCTTTTCTCGTGATTGTAATCTTCGGGTTCTTCATGCCAATCTGGTCGGCATATAACTCTGCCAGAATGCGCATTGCTCTGTCAGCTTGTTCCTCAGTCATTGCAGGCATCCTCATCCTCCTCCCGGTCGATTACAAGGTTGCCGTAGGCAAATAATATAGCCTGCGATGCGATATTTCTGATAGATAATGTGCTCTCATTCGCCATGTCCACCAGTGCGTTATACGCTTCCGGTGTCACACGGATGGTAACAGATTCGACATTCTGCTTGCTTTTGTAGGCAAATTTCTTTCCTTTTAATACAAATCCTTTCATCTTTACTTCTCCTTGATAAATTCAGAAACGGAAACATCAAATACTTTTGCCAGTGCCGTAAGTTTATCCAACTTCAAATCATAATTTCCTTTCCCCCACTGGCTGAGGACTGCGGTAGATATAGCACCATCACTATCCTTTGAAACCTGATAGTCTGTCTTTTTGTGCTTATTCTTGAGTTTCAAATACTGATTATACGCATAAGAAGTATTCTTTTTCTCAATTTTTTGCATAAAAATATCGTCACTCCTTTCAAATAAGTATTGACGATAACTTAGTTTTCTTATATAATCAAAGTTGCCAAACAAAGAAACATAAGAAACTAAGCTATCTTTTATTTTGTACTAAGTTTTCTTAGTACTTTTACATAGTAGCATAGTTTTCTTAGTATGTCAATAAGAAAACCTAAGTTTTCTTAGCATACAAAGGAGAAATTATGTACTATCAAAATTTTGAAGAGTTATGCAAACAAAGAAACATAAAACCTAACAAAGTTTCCAAAGAAACCGGAGTATCTACTGCTACATTAACCAGTTGGAAGCAGGGGAAATATACTCCTAAGCCAGACAAATTAAAATTGATTGCGGATTTTTTTAATGTAAGCCTTGAATTTCTTATGAGAAATGAGGATGTTCAATGGAATCCTCTTGAGCAGACGATAGATTACACAATTTCTCTATCCGAAGAAGAGCAGGATTTGCTAATGAAATACCGCAAAGCAGATGACACCCAAAAAGAAATGATTAGGCGAATATTAGCCTATTCAGATAAAATGTAAAAAGGAGAAAAACTATTATGGAAGAAACAAAGAAATGTAAATACTGTCAATCAGACATTCCGAAGAAAGCTACGGTTTGTCCAGTATGCAAGAGGAAACAATCAAGTACGCTTAAAGTAGTTTTGATTTGTCTTGCCGTGTTTTTTGCGATTGGAATTGTTGGCTCTTTATCAGATGATTCCTCTGACAGTTCATCGAGTTCTACCACAACGCAAAAGCAGAGCACATCTGCATCCACGAAAGAAACTACTGTGCAACAAGAAGAAGTAATTGAATATACCGCAATTACGGTGGAACAGCTTGACAGCGATTTGAAAGACAATGCTTTGAAAGCAACCGATTCTTACAAAGGAAAATATTTAGAAATTACTGGCAGACTTTCAAATATTGATGCAAGTGGAAAGTATATCAGTCTATCGAATGACGAAGTTTTAGATGTTTACGGTGTACAGTGTTATGTAAAATCAGATGAGCAAAAGCAGAAAGTCATGGACATGAAAATAGATGAGCATTACACTATCCGAGTAAAAATTAATGATGTCGGAGAAGTTATGGGATATTCCGCTGATATAATTGAATTCGTAGACTAAAGATTAAGCCACTTTTATAGTGGCTTTTTCTGTCAGAAAGGAACAGCAATGATTAACTGCGCAATCTACCCACGTAAATCCAAAGCCGTGGACAACTCCGACAGCATGGATGTGCAAATTGATATGTGTCGCCGGTACCTGGATGACAAGTACGGCTCCGGGAATTACACTGCCACGGTTTATGATGGAGACTACGGAATCACCGGACACTCCACCAAAAAGAGAAAAGACTTTCAGCGCATGATGCGGGATGTGTCTGATAGAAAAATTCAGCTTGTTGTCATTCAGCGGTATGACCGTATCGCACGTAATACTAGGGACTTCTGCAACCTATATCACGACATGGAAATCAACGGTTGCAATCTTGTCTCCGTCAGTCAACAGATCGACACCACTACACCCTATGGAAAAAACTTCATGTATATGCAGGCATCAATGGCAGAGTTGGAATGGGCCTTAAATTCCGAACGTAGAAAAGATACCATCCGTTATGCGGCATCCATCGGGAAGTCTATACTCCCGGATCACTCCACACCGTTTGGATACCACAACGCTGTTGTGAATGGAGTGCGCAGACTGGTAAAGGAAGAACAATGGGAAGATGCTGTTTCGGATTTGTTTGAATACTATCGCAAATATCGAAACTACTCTGCTACCGCCCGGCATATCAACCAACAGTACGGCACTAATTTTGAGATTCAGGCTATCAAGCGCATAATCCGCAGCCCTTTTTATTATGGATGTTACAAGGATAATGATAATTTTTGCGAACCGTACATATCTAAAGAGGAATGGCAGGATCTCCAACAAAAGAGACCAGTAATACGCACCGCAGGAAACAAGCGGACCGAGGTATTATTCTCCGGTATGATCCGGTGCCCGGAGTGTAATCGGCTGATGCGGTCCTGTCAAAAAAGCCACCGAAGCGGTAATGTGTATCGGTACTACCACTGCGAATATCACTCAGCCAGAATGTGCGGATTTGTCAAGGTGAAATCCGAGAATCTTATTGAGGAGATGCTACTTAACCGGGTCGATACCTTTTTGGCAGAACGTGAAGCAGCTATGTCGGATCAGAAATCTGAGAAAAAACACTCCACCAACAATGCCACAAAATACCGGGAAGAACTGGACAGGCTCAACACAATGTTCCTAAAGGGCAGAATAAGCGAAGAATACTATGACACGGAGTATTTAAGGCTAAATGATTTAATATGGCAGTATGAAGCTTCTAGGCAGTCTCATGACAGCGTTAAACACTTGCAAGAGGTGTTTGTGTCAGACTGGAAAGAAATTTACAAGGATCTCGATAAACTGCACCGAAAATTCTTTTGGCGGGATGTAATCCGACAGATAATCGTTGACGATAACATGAATGTGATTGATGTTATTTTTTTATAACGCTTTTGGTTACCTTATATGACGGTTGCTTGAGCAAGCAATAATTAAGGTAGTACATAAAATCCCCTACCGGATCTGCTCCGATGGGGGATTAAAACTATGCTGCCAGGTACTTTCTTGTGGTCTTGCCCGCCAGTCCGTCGGCTGTGATCTTGCAGGACTTCTGATATGTAATGATTGCTGCTACGGTCTTGGAACCGCAGATACCGTCAATGTCAGCTTCTGTCAGCAGACCAGCTTCCATCAGTTCCCACTGAATCCACTTGACACCCTCACCCGCGGAAATGAATACCTTGATATTCTTCTTCCTTGCCTGTGCCTTACTGGTTACCGTCATGGTAGGATTTGTGTAAGGGTTCGTCTCCTTCCATGTGCCGGGCACCTTGGTCTCATAGGTATATGTCATGTCCTTGAAGGTAAGACCGTACACCCACTTGGTAGAGGATACTTTGGTCAGCACCGTTCCGTAATTGATGCCCTTGGCTTCGATGCACATGGGAACCCCGTTTACTTTTCCAATATAAACACCCACATGGCCAGACTTCCACAGGACCGTTCCTGGAGCAAAGTTGTCAATCTGAGCAATCGGCATACGAGTGTATGCGGTCTGATAGAGTTGGTAGGAGCCGATGTTAAGCTGTCGGTAACCGCCAATCAGACCCGAACAGTCCACATTGACCTTGCCGACTTGCCCATTTCGCCTTGCCTTGGCCATGTAATAAGTGGTGACCACCTTGGGATACATAGCGTGCATAGTGCTCATCTTGCGTTCCGTCAACGCACCCTCATGGATCTTGGCTCCGTAAAAATACGGAGTGCCAAGACGTTTTTTTGCGTATGCAACTAATTCGTTTCCTGTTTTCATTTTATTTTCCTTTCTGTATTTTTTAATAATTGTTATGTTTTTAATCTCCGCCCATCTGCTATGACTACTTCTGTAAATGGCAAGTTAATTGCTCCTGACTATCAATCTGCTGTAGCCATACAATCTAATTACACTTGTATAACTAATGGATATGTAATTGGAACAATACAGGGTGCAGTGAATGGCTGGGCATCTATCCGATCATCCAAGAATGCAAATTATTTCTTGGCATTATGTACATCATCAGAAAATCCTATAGCGGTATGTATTCCATTTGCATCAGGAGACTCCGTTATATTTGGATCGAGTGGTACATATAATCTCGCATTTGCACCGGCTAAATAATTATTGACACATATAGACACACGATAGCCTCAATATATGCCCTTTTGATACGGGCTTACGGTTTACGATTGCTGAACCATTGATATAAAAATCATTATAAGTATTATCCTCTGCAACAAAGGCACCAGGATAAGGATTACCTGTATACGTTTGTGGTAGATTACTAACTATAGCGGAGTATGCATCTATATCACTTGTTACCGTTAATGTACCACATCCAATACATATATTACCGATTTTGGTGTATGTGAATATACCAGTGATATTATCATGGGAAGTCGCTTCAGTTGTAGTTTCTAACTTGCCATTTACATCACTAATCGCACCTGTGACAGTTCCGTCACCGATTGATGAAATATCAGCATTTCCTATTAGAGAAATTAATGTTTTGATGTTCTTTATCGCAAGGCTAACCTTGCCGATAATTCCGCTGAGTTTTTCGCCTGTGTTCGGCTGTGCAAGGTCGGCTGGCTCAGTGAATGCTACGGTTGTGTTGGAAGCATCACCTGTCTTTTTGAGATAATCACTCAAGTCAATGTTGGCTAATTTTTGGTCGGTAGTGGTCTTGTCGTAGTAATTCACAAGATTATCAACATCTTTTTTGATATATCCAGCGTCATTCTCTAATTCACTAACCTTTGTAGGTATACCTCCTGTTTGCTGTTTTGCCTGCTCCATATAATACTTTGCGTTATCGGTATCTTCTCCTTCTCTTGTTCCGGTTCCACCTATGGCATAAGATTCAGCCAATACAGATTTTGCATTTGCGGATTGCGCATAAGCAGATGCATTTGCGGATTCTACTCTAATATCTGCTAAATAATTAGGCTGTAGCATAGCATCTGTTACTGATCCTGTTTTGATTGAAAAAGAATAAGTCTTATTCTTTCCAGTACCAGTCACGGATACAGCTATGGTTGCAGAATCTTCAAATGTCAACACCGGAATCATAGAACCAATATCAGCCGTAAACTGTGTTCCATCTTCTGTAGTCATTGTAATGATTCCGTCATCAGACATGGAAAAGCCGACAGGAATTTTTTCAATGTTAAGGTCAAAAATAATTTTTTCACCGTTGTATTTTGTAATAGTAATAACACCGGTTGTTTCATCCATAGTCCAATCAGCAATGTTTCCGTTTATTGCAGACTTGTCTACTTTTAAGGCATCCTGTGATATGATACGGTTGTCCAACGCATCAATAGCAGAATCCATCTGATTAAGATTGTATGCATCTAAATCCGTGTTCTCACTTGGATAATCTTCCCAGTTAATTCTGGTATAAACCTTATTCAGTGCCATCTGCAGAAACCTCGCTTTCTTTTTCTTTATTTCTTTCTGCCAACTCTACATTGATTTGATTATCTGCGGCTCTGTTAATCTGCCCGGCAATATCATTCACAATTAGCCGCTTAATCTCCATCGGGAGACCACATTCGTTAAAAAGATTTATGATTGACTGTTCAAATTCTCTGATTTCTAAACTATTCATGCTGCTTCTCCTATCCTATCAATCCATACGCTTGCAATGCTGTTATAAGGTCATTTACTTTGTTTGCAACCGTAGAAGCTGCTGTTGTACTGGTAGACGATATTTTGCTTACAGTTTTCTTGGTAGAACCTTGTATTCCAAAAAAACCTAAATATCCAAGCGATTTCCCTACACTTATTCCACCAGTAGATGTTATATTCAAAGCAGGGGCATTAATTGATAGTCCGTTAACATCTATATTAAGAGTTCCATTGATTTTGTGTGTGTGCCCTATTGCAAGTTCAGTATCACCGGATATTTTTACATTGTTTCCTATGCTAATAGTACCGCTTGTGACACTTTGCGTATTTATGTTATCAACATACAAATTCTTAGCTTTCAAACTTCCAGTAGTTGTAATTCCACTTGCTGTAAGTATAGTCGAATCAGAACTACGACTTGCTCTTATTCCTGCTCCGTCCATACCCAACGTGTAATTACTGTAATTTAACACAATCGTACTATAATCTTGTGATGCTGATTGTAAATTGATAGTTCCTCCGGTTATATCAATGCTTTTCGCAGTGACTTTTCCATCATAAGAAATAGAAAAGTTCGTGGAGTCCAATACAAACCGATTACCGGAAATGCTTACTTGTCCACTCTCAACGCTCAACTGCGAACTGACATCGCCTTTTGATACTTTTAATTTAATTTGGTCTGCCTGCAAAGATATCGCCGCTGCCAATTCTACTTCTGTATCTGTTGCCCTTTTTGCTTCTGCTTCAATTTTTCCTGCGTTTTGTGTAATCTTTGTATCCAGTCCATTCTCTACATCCTTGATTTCAGACCGAGTTTCCTCAACAGTACGTTCTAACTCATTTGTCTTTCCAAGTAATTGCTTAATATCATATTCATAACCATTTATCTTTTTGGTACGGTATTCTTTACCTTCGCTAAAATAACTGTCTTGCAATTTCTGAATACCATTTAAGGTTCTTTGCATTACATACGTGTAAACTAAATCTGTTTTTGTATTTACTCTGATTCCGTCACCGACTTCTATACAAGGGTTTCCTTGCGCTGTAATTTTTGCCGGTCTGTACCATATTCCGTAAATAATACTAAGGACATTGTCTGCTATGATCTGCAACTCTTTTGCAGATTTTCCATATACCAAAAAATTGTTTTCAATAATATAGCAGTTATTTCCAGTACCGGATATTGCACCAATATCACTTTCAGTCTGTCGAATTTGTAATTTATCAATTTTTTTGCATATATAATCTTCGTATTGGCAAGATATGTAACTGTTTCCCGGAACTTTTGTGACATTTGTGTTAGACTGAGGATATAAACCTTTTTGAGGATATAACCCTTTTTTGGGATACAATCCCTGGCTCATCATCTGCAAAATTATGTACTGAAGTTTTCCATTTCTACCAAAATGTCCAAAACATCCGTTTATTTCACAAATTGCTTCTAATACTTTTTTACCTGACAATTCACTTGGCTTTATAGTTTTTTCAACTAGCATTGAATCGTTTACAAGACTAATTGTCTCCGAATCAATACCTAAATATTCGCAAAAACTGTTTCGAAAATTTAATAATGATAAAGGAAACGCTAAACTGTTGTACCATGCAGATACATCGGCATTTGCAACGTCGTACATTTTGTCATAAGCTGTGATATCTCGATATTTTCTATCTCCGGATTTTTCATCAGATATTACATTATAATCACCATATTGAAACGGTTTTTCAGAATGTCCTCCCAAAATAGAAAAAACACTTAGTTTTTTGTTTTTTAAACTGCTGACGGAATTTGTTACACGAAATTTCAGTTCAGATGCTTCACAACATCCAAAACGTAATTCGTTTTCCGAGCAAAGTCCCTCTTTCAAAGACCATTCCTCGCAGTGCAAATCTGTATTGTCGAGTGTACCGCCATTGAATTTAATAGATATTTCTCTTTTTATGGAATTTTCAAGAAATAATGATTCATATTCGTAATTAATCATATCAATATCCTATAAATGCAATTCTTAATGGTGCATATTGTATATTGTTATCTTTTATAGTTTGTATCTGAGGTTGCGGTTCTGCCATATACGCATCTTGTGTTACATATCCGTTATATTCCAATATAAACGCGGTAATTGAAACTTTTCTTTCCAATTCATTAATATAATTTCTTCGAATCATATCCATAATTTGTCCATATTGTTCATTATCTAACGGTATAGTTTCAAACTCGCACTTGATAGGTACATGAGACAGTGCTTCCCGATGTAACACACCGTTTGCATCCCGGTAAGAATCAAGGTCCTGCACGGATGCATATCCCTTGTATGTTTTTTCTTTTATATACTTCATATTGAATATTTCATTGCCTATTTTTAATAAAAACCCGGAATACAAATTTACACCTCCCAATTAATACTGAAATGCGCTTTTTCCAGTTCGATTTATATAACTGTCATTTCCTTTTTTTACAGCACGAAGAAGTTCAATCTCGTTCATATAAACAAGAACATATTCTCCGTTGTTACTTTTCTGAAATGCTCCACTTTCTTGCAATGCTTCAACCAAAGCCTGTTTAATAGTAGATATAGGGGATACAACCTCTGTCTCTCTGTTGTTGTCACCCAGTATAGCTGCAAACTCTCTTGACTGTCTGGGAACAACCGTACCGGTTGCAAGACGGGGCAGTGATACTGGTGTGATGTTAAATCCGATATGCTTTCCACCAATGCCGGGCACTATATCTGGGATGTCAAAACTAATTGCATTCAGCGCACCAATGATTCTGTTAATGCTTCCATCAACTATATCAATGATGACATTAAGAATGCCTTTAAGGACATCTTTCACACCTTCCCATGCCTGCTTCCAATTTCCGGTAAATACTCCAGTGATAAACTTGATCCAACCGCTTAAAATATCAATTACATGAGATATAATGTTTTTAACCATTGTAAGAAAAGGCTTTAACTGTCCAGACATAGCCTGGATGCATACCTTCCATTTTATCGATACAAGGTCCAATACGGTTTTCAGAAACTCAAATATAGTTCCGATTTCTTCCGATTTCTCAACGAACATATCTCCCATGTCGGAAAAAAACTGAGACACATCGTTCAATATTCCAACAAAGGTCTCTCCGAGGAATGCTGCAAACGGGGCAAACACTTCGTTCCATATCTCATTCAGATACGGGGAAATCACTTCAAATGCCTTATTGCAAGCTTCTACTGCACTGGCCAAAAGATTAAAAAATGCCGGGAGTGCATCTTCAATCACAAAACTACCAAGCGGTTCTAAAACGTTTTCAAATAGCCACAAAAGGCCTTTTCCAATATTATCTGCCAATGGCTCAATGGCTGTTTTTAGTTTTTCAAAACTGTCAATTAGCGGTTGGAAATCAATATTCTTGAACCAGTTTTGCAAACTTTCTCTTATCGGATCAATGATGGATTTCAGTTTGCCTGCCAATCCCGCAATCTTGCTCTCAATCGGTGAAACCTCAAACATATCGTTGGGAGACACCGTACCGCTTGCACCGCTGTTGTCCTGCTTGGACTGGTTATTTAGTTCATCAATGCTTGCCAGTGATCCTTTGGCTTTCTTTGCCGCCGCTGCAGTCCCGTTAAGGCTCTTTGCATAGTTCTCTTGAACCTTGATAGCCTTTGTAAAGGTACTTGCTCCGGTCAGTGCCGCAAAAAACTGCCCGACATAATTCATGGCAGTGCTCAACAAGCTGATAAGCCTTGTCAGAATCGGTTCTATTACCGTCAGAATCGGTGCAAATGCCACAGCAAAGCTATTCTTTAACTGTGTGAGAGCCGATTTAAGGTTGCTCAATGCCGTGTTGGTAGGATTTACCCCATCATTGAATTGAGCAAGGTTCTTGAAGCCCTCAACCATCGCAGAGTGCAACTTATTTATAAGTGCTATCAGACTTTGAACTCCAAAAACATATTTAAGCATGGTTTTTAAACCAACTTTGAAACCTCCACTGCTTTTTTTAGCAGAATCTCCCATTTTTCTGATAGATTTAGATGCTTTTTCAGAAGCGTCTCTGATATTCTTAATACTATTTGCCTTATCTTCCATTCCGTTTTTAGAATTTTCCAAAGACTGTATTTCTGCATTAAGTCCAGATATGTTATTTTTTGCCCTATCTATTTCAGAAACAAGTGTATCGTAATACTTCAAATCATCTTGACTTGGAGCAATTCCAATTTCTTTAGATGTGGAAAAAATTCTATCCATTCTTTCTTTTGTTGCTTCCAAATTTTTTATATAGGACTCTAAATTAGAAATTTCCTTTTTAGCTTGGTCTATTCTAATTTCAGTATCAATTACAACAG